GGGTGTGGACTTCAGGATCACTAAAACAACCAAAGGTGGTTATGCTGACTACTCAACATCAAAATGGTCAAGAAGGGAAAGACCGTTGGACGAGGCAGAGAGAGCCGCGATCGACACACACGGGTTACACAACCTGGGCGACTTCAGACCAAAAGAACCAACAGAAGCAGAGGTTAAGATAATCGCAGAACTATTTGCGAAATCTGTGGAAGGTGAGGCTTATGATCTTGAGCAGTATGGACAGTACTTTAGACCAGCGGGAGTGGCTTACCAAGGTAAACCACAGGTAGCAGTACCAACAGCATCGGCTCCAGCGGCAACACCAGTGGCAGAAGCGGCTCCAACAGCGGCTCCGGTTACTGAGAGTGCAACAGCACCACAACCCGAGGCGTCTCCAACAGCGGCTCCGGCGGGCGACAGTGCCAAGAGAGCGGAAGACATCTTGAAGTTGATTAGATCAAGACAAGCAAAATAATCTGACATTTACCAAGGCCTTGATATTGACTATTGAGGCCTTGTGTAGTAAAATTAAATTATGAAAAAGAAAATACAAAAGGCTGTCGAATGGATATTGTACAAACAAATACCTGCATGGATGTTGATTGTGGCAATTATTCTTTGGATAGTTCTATAAGGGAAATAAAATGACAAAAGTATTTGACGCAACAAAATTTAGAAAGAGCATCACAAAGTCCATACAAGGCTTAGGCATAGGATTCAGCGATCCCACAGACTGGATATCAACAGGAAATTATGCATTGAACTATTTGATGACCAGTGATTTCAACAAAGGAATTCCACTAGGCAAGGTTACAGTACTCGCGGGTGAATCTGGAGCAGGCAAGAGTTACATAGCATCAGGAAACATTATCAAGAACGCACAAGAGCAAGGCATCTTCGTTATCCTGATCGACACAGAGAACGCATTAGATGAACAATGGCTACAGGCATTGAATGTGGACACATCAGAAGACAAACTTTTAAAATTAAGTATGTCAATGGTCGACGATGTGGCTAAAACTATATCGGAATTCATGAAAGGTTACAGAGAGCAACACGCAGACAACAAAGAGGGTGCACCTAAAGTACTATTTGTTATAGACAGTTTAGGTATGATGCTTACACCAACAGATGTTAACCAGTTTGAAGCAGGAGACATGAAGGGTGACCTGGGTAGGAAACCTAAGGCATTGACGGCACTTGTAAGAAACTGTGTGAATATGTTCGGTAGTTGGAACGTGGGACTTATAGCAACCAACCACACATACGCATCACAGGATATGTTTGATCCGGATGACAAAATATCAGGTGGACAAGGATTCATTTACGCAAGTTCTATCGTTATTGCGATGAAGAAACTGAAACTAAAGGAAGACGAGAAAGGCAACAAGATATCAGAAGTGAGAGGTATCAGAGCCGCTTGTAAGGTAATGAAGACTAGATATGCTAAACCTTTTGAAGGTGTACAAGTCAAGATTCCTTATGACACAGGCATGGATCCCTACAGTGGACTTGTGGATCTGTTTGAGAAAAAAGGTCTGTTGGTTCAAACAGGAAACAGACTGAAGTACATAGATAAATCAGGAAAAGAACACATTGACTTCAGGAAAGCGTGGACTGGTGATAAATTAGATATGATAATGGCAGAGTTCAAAGAAGAGGTACCCACTGAAGCAGAGAACACCGATGCCCCTATCGAAATAGAAACAGAAACAAAACCAAAAGCAAAGAGTAAAAAAGAAGAGTAATGATAGACTTTACACACGAGGACGTTGAAAGGTTATGGAACTCCATAACACACTACGTTCCAGAGAGACAGAAACTGGATTGTGCCATAGACTTCATCAAGAGCCTAGAGGACATAGGAGTGGAGCACGATGAGATCAAAGCGTCTGCTGAATACGATCCCAAGTTAGAAGAAGCGATCAACACTGTGTTCGATGAAGACGAAGAGTCAGACGGATACGGCGAAGATGATTAATTGGTACAACGAAGTCAGCAGGAACCTAGCAAAGATACCAGACTGCGTGGCATACTTCGACAAGGAGTTGTTAGAGGCCAAAAAGCAGTGCAAGATCTACGGTAACCTGGAAAGGGCAAGTGCGGCACTGCCGGGCATAGTGGAAGAGAGATTCAGCCAACTACAACAACTAGAAGCGATACTTGAATACCTAAACATCGAGTTGAGGAGACTGAGATCAAAGACTTTCAGGAAATACTTGGAAAATTACAATAGGGCGTTGTCAAGCAGAGACGCAGAGAAGTATGTTGACGGCGAGGACGATGTTGTGGACATGGACAAGATTATAAACGATTTCGCACTAATCAGAAATCAATGGCTGGGCATAACCAAAGGACTGGACCAGAAACAATGGCAGATAACGAACATTGTGAAACTGAGGGTCGCGGGAATGGAAGATGCCGACATCAAATAGAATCATACTCACAGACGTTGATGGAGTCTTGTTAGAATGGGAACACCATTTTTCTAAATGGATGTCGCTGAGATCATATTTCGATGAAAACGGAACGAGATATTATCCCTACAAACAATTGCCGGACATGCTTGACGAATATGACATGGCCATCAGGTATGGGGTCAGCAAAGACACGATCAGACAAGAGATCAGGGAGTTCAACAGGAGTGCTTGGATGGCCACACAAAGACCTATGCTGGAATCACAGACCTGGGTCAAACTGTTGGCCGCAGAAGGATGGACGTTCATACCTATAACATCGCAGACATCAGACATACCCGGACAGCAATTACGTAAGAAGAGATTAGGAGAACTGTTTGGAGAACATATATTCACAAATTACCATATACTAGGCACAGGAGCAGACAAAGACAGTGCTTTAGCGGAGTTTCATGATACCGGACTATATTGGATCGAGGACAAGCCAAAGAACGCTGTACTGGGGCTCAAATACGGTTTAAAGCCTATATTAATAGACCATCCATACAATCAAGAGCTACAACATCCTGACATTATACGTGTAAGTAATTGGAAACAAATACATGAGATAGTCAGTGGAAAAACCAAAAAATACAAATAATTTCTGTATAAGACCATTCAATAGTGCATGGTTAGGTGCTAACGGAGATCTCAAGGTTTGTTGTATGATTAATCCTTTGAAGTCAACTTTTCAAAATATAAAACAAGATAACATAAAGCAGACCAAACTACAGTCTTGGTGGAATAGCGATTATCTTGAATATCTGAGACACAGTTTTATGAAAAACGAAAGACCAAGTGAGTGTGTAGAATGTTGGAAAAAGGAAGACAATGGGATGACCAGTCATCGTTTGAGATCTAATAAGGATCACAAAGCAATATTCCAAAACAAATACGAAAGAAATTTGCAATTGATTGGCAAAGATAATCTTGATTTGCCTGAAGATGTGCAGATGAATGTAACAAACCTGTGTAATCTAAAATGTCAAATGTGTGCTGGGAAACATAGTTCTAAACTACTTGTTGAAAATAACGCACTAGGTTATGAAGATTTAGACCAAAAAGATTTTGACCTGAAGGATTCTGACTATCAAGACATATTGCAATTAGTTAAACATGATTTAAAAGTGTTAATGATATTGGGTGGTGAACCTTTCTTCAATCCCCGTGTAATCAAGTTACTTGAGATGCTTGTACAGAACGGTCAGGCAAAAAAAATAAAATTGCATGTCACAACTAATGGGACAATGTGCAATGACAAGATCTTATCACTACTCAAAGAATTTCCAGATTTGCGATTGGTCTTCAGTTGCGATGGATCGGGTACGTGTAATGATTACATGCGTTTTCCGTCTTCTTGGCAAGTGGTCAGTAATAATATAAAACAGTTAAAACGTTTAAAAAATGCCAATACGTCGATCAACTGTGTTGTCCAGAATCTTAATGTGCTTTATGTTGATCAGTTAATCAAGTTCGCAAACGAAAATAAGATCTTCATAAAATTAAATGTAGTGACAGGTAAAGAATGGTTACATCCTTTAATTTTACCAAAAAATGTTTTAAGAATCGCACACAAAAAATTATCAAGTATAAAGAAAGGAAATCTTATACACACAGATGCGGTTGAGGAAATAATCAATCTTTTAAAAAAACACATTGACAATTATAATCTTGACGAAGATGCATACGAAAAATTTATAGATATGATACAAAAAAGAGATACTTACAGAAATATAGATATAAAAAATTATATGCCGGAACTGGCAAGAGAAATTGCAATATAAAAATATACGTAGGACATGACTGTCTAAATATTTTTGTTAAAAATAAGTTCAATGTTGTTTTTCATACTCTCGGCAACGTTGTGAAATCTGCATATGGAAATATTTATAAGTTAAATATTGATGTGAAAATATACGTAGGACACGACAGCAGAGAAGACATTGCTTACCAAGTCTGTGAGCATTCTATAAAAAGAAGAGATCCGTCAGCGGAAGTTATCCCCCTCAAACAAAAACAGATGCGAGACCAAGGACTGTACACCAGACCTATAGACAAGTTGGCATCAACTGAGTTCACATTCACTAGGTTCTTCGTACCATACATGAACGATTTCAAAGGATGGGCAGTGTTCTGTGATTGTGATTTCCTATGGAAGATCCCAAGTCATGAACTTGTGAAATATTGTGATACAAGCAAGGCAGTAGTTGTGGTGCAACACGATTATGCACCAAAAGAAACAACCAAGATGGACGGACAGGTGCAGACATCATATCCTAGGAAGAACTGGTCCAGCATGGTGTTATGGAACTGTGAACACCCCAAGAACAAAATATTAACACCAGAACTATTGAACGAGGAATCACCAAAGTTCCTACACAGGTTCAGTTGGTTGGATGACAACGAGATAGGTAGTATGCCAGCGGAATACAACTGGTTGGTGGGTTGGTACAAGGAACCAAAGGACGGTACACCAAAAGTATTACACTACACAGAAGGTGGTCCATGGTTTG